TTGATACCGCGTACCGCGTCTCTGTTATTTCTGCTCATTGATCTTTGCTTTTTTGTCGAATACCATGACAGCTGGACTGCCATTTACTGTGTCTTTATTTACTACTATTTTGGTTAAACCACGTGCAACTAGGTTTTGAGCATCAAATTGATAGGGAAGCAGGGTCTTTTCTATGATGTTTTTAAGTCCACGAGCATTGGTCTTCAGGGCCTTGGCCTGCTGTGCTATCTCTTCTAGGGCTGTATCTTCAAATTCTAAATCGATGCTGTCCAGTTCAAAGATGTATTGATACTGTTTGATGATGCTGTTCTTGGGTTCTACTAAGATCTTTACCAATTCTTTCGTGCCTAACTCATCGACTGATACTGTTAGACCAAAACGACCTACGAATTCCGGAATAAATCCAAACTTGATGATGTCTTTGGTAGTGGTTGATCTATAGACATCATCTGGAGTCTGGGTAGTGGTCAATGATGACGAGAACCCAATACTGCGTTTATTGAGACGCTCTTCTATGATCTTATCTAGACCGACGAAGGCTCCTCCACAGATAAACAAGATTCCTTCGGTGTTGATTTCCTGCATATCAGAACCGGGATGCTTGCGTTTTCCTGTGCTAGGCACTCGCATGATACTGCCTTCGATCATTTTCAGCAGAGCCTGTTGTACTCCCTCACCTGATACATCTCGGGTGATGCTGACATTTTCACCTTTGCGAGCGATCTTGTCTATCTCGTCTATATAGATGATGCCACGTTCGGCCTTGTCCAGATCTCCGTCAGCGGCTGAGATCAATCTGTTGAGTATGCTTTCCACATCGTCGCCCACATAGCCCGCTTCGGTTATGCCTGTAGCATCACAGATGGCAAAAGGTACATTTAAGTATTCGGCTATCTTGCGCACCATCATGGTCTTGCCACAGCCTGTGGGTCCCAGCATGAGCACATTGGTCTTTTCCAATCTGATCTTCTTGCTGGGATTATTGATGCGTTTGAAATGCTGTGCCACTGCTACACACAGGGAAATCTTGGCTTCATCTTGTCCTATCACGTAGTCGTCTAGATAATCTTTCAACTGGGTAGGGTTCACAGTGATCTTGTCTGCTGGAAACTTCTTGATCTTTTCATCTTCTAAGATGTTGACACACAGTACCACACAGTCATTACAGATACTGGAGTTGTCTCCCACGATGAGTTTTTCTACATCCTCTTTGCTCTTACCGCAGAAATGACAGCTATGATTTAGTTGTTTGCTCACCGAATGCCCTTTCTAAAAATTCATCAACGGATCTTACACGATTGGGATTGATGTGGCTATATACGGCAGCGATATTTTTATCTCGTGTTTCATAACAGATACCGCTCTTGCCTACAGCATAGCCCATGATGGCTCGTGATATATCATTTGCTCCGTCTACATTTATATACTTATATTCGCATCGATTCAGTGCGTACAAAAACCAAGCTATATTGGTTTCTCCGTTGTAGACATAGATATTGATATCTTCATCTAGACTACTGGTCTTTAGCCAACGGCTTACTAGATCCTGTCCAGCATCATCTAGATGCACAAACAAGATGCTGGCATTGGAGTTTTCAAAAATATCAGGTGGGGTGACCAGTGTGATACTGCCCTGCATATTATAAACGAGCCTTGACTCTGTCGACTAGCTCAGCTGGTACTTCGTTCATGTGCATACGGCCTGCACGGATGTTGGCGGCTAGATATATCACATGGTCCTCATCGTCGGGCAATGGGGCACCTTCTGTGGTAGCAGTGGTCCAGATATTGCTTTCAGTCTGTTCCTCATTCTGCACATAGCCTTCTGGTTTGGTGGGCGGTGGAAACACCTTCATTTTTACCACACGGGATTCCTCTGTGGCCATGACAGGCTGTGGAGGAGCAGATACAGTCTGGGCAGGTTCCGCAGATCGATCATTGGCCTTCCAGGTTTTTATGAACTCGTCGGCTGCCTTGAATAGGTGTTCTTGGGCGAGGATCTCACCCTGGGCTCTATGCAGTTCTGCATCTGCTTCTAGGGCACTGATCTGTTCTGGAGTAAGTGGACCATCGTCTGGCTCGTATGCGAATGCAGGACCAGTCTGGACCCATTCGCCGTTGGGCATACGCACACCTTCGAAATCCATATGGACGGGTTTACCGGGTTCTGGTTGATATTCTCTAAATCTTTGAAAACTGTATTGGCTGGCCAATAGGAGCACGATAGCTAGGGGATCTAGAACCACCACGATCAATATGCTGACCCAGCTGACTGCTTTTTCTAATATGTTAGCGTCTGGATTGCTACCATAGACGAATGATGCTATATACTTTATCGGTCCAACCTCAGCTTCCACTTTCCTAACTTCTGCGGCAATTGGCGCTCTTTCTTCGTTAAGAGCGGTAATCCGTTGCTGACTTGCTGATATGTCCGCAAGCAGGCGACTACGTTCTTTCTGCTGGCTTCTGCGTATATCGACGGATCTGGCCGCCCCACCTTCCGACGTTGAGCGTGCCATAACTTGGTCCACTGCCTCATCCATCTGTTTGAGAGCCTTGCGATCTGCATCTATGTTATCCTTTTCAGTTTTGATCTTTTCATCATATACAGCTATCTTGGCCTGGACATCACCTGATACCAGACTTTGATCACTGTGTGCCTTGCTCAAGAATCCAAACACACCTACTGAGGTAATCAACATCAGCAGAGCGATAGCCGGTAAGATATAGGCCTTGAGAAAAGCCGGAGACCAATCCCAGTTCTGCTTGACCCAGACTGTGGCTGAAAGTTTTCCTATGCCTAGGACCGCACCCATGACTACGATGGGAATCAGTGCGGCTGGATAGATAGCTATCAGCCCCATTATAGAGTAGAACTCGGCGATACAGCTAATCGCTATGCCACTGACTAGTGCTAGCCAAGCGATGAATCGGTCATTGAATGTTGGTTTCATAGATTTATTTATTGTGTTATCTTCTCATGCGGGATATATCTACTGCCTCTTCATCAGTGAAGATCGGTACACCATTACTCTTGTGAAGTGTACCAATTCCCTTGACCTTATTCCCCGAATACCGCATATCTTCCTTTTTGGTGCAGGCTATAGCACCTGTGTCTCGGCTGGGGATATAGGGAGTCTCACGACCCGGAGGAACTCTTGGACTAGTGGTCAATACCTCATCAGTAAGAGCACGACTCTTCTTGCGAGCTTCTGCTTCGATGCCTTGTTTTTTTAATAGAGCTTTCCAGTCTGCTTCTAATTTCTCAGCCCGGCGTTTGGCCTCAGCTGATGGCCATTTCTTGGGACCTTTCTTTTTACCTGTGGTGCTGAGCCAGGGACCTTCAAGATGCATTGACATAGATTTCCTCTCTCAAATATCGTACTAGTTCTTTATCTGTAGACCACACTAGGTTAACTTGTAACTGTTTCTGGCATCAATATTGGTGTGATGACCTGCTGTATGGCTTTTTGTTCTTTTTTGGCTAATCCAGTGAAACGCAGGATCTCTCCAGTAGGTGCAATCTTAACACTACCGGCAACTACCCAAATCTGGGTACCTGAGGCATCGGTACCTGCCAGTTTTCGGACTACACCATTGACTGTGCCATCCCCCGCTGTTTTTCCACGGTTCCAAGTGTAGGTACCATTCTTGCCTGTCCAGGTGTAGAAATTACCAGAATTCTTTTCACAGTAATCGCCTAATGCTTTTATGGTTGTTTCTGCTGACATTTTACTTCTCCTATGTGTGTAAGTATCACTATTATATGGTACAACCAAAAGATCTGCAACCAGGAATTTTACCAAAAAGAAACCCCGCGGTTGGCGGGGCTGTTGTTGATACTGTTTATAGGACGTAGTATTCGTCTTTGCCAACTCCACATTCTGGGCAGAGAAAATCTTCTGGAAGGTCTTCCCAACGTCCTTCTACTGCTTCATCATGTTCGTGGCCACATACCACGCATACGTAGGTCTGTTCCATTATCTTGTCTCCGTTTGTAATAAATCTTGTAATTTTGTTTCATAGGCACGGGCGTGACGCTCTTCCACTTTTTTCAGTGCGGCGAAACGTTTTTCGGCCTTGCGTAGGACCGCGATAAACTGTTCTGCATGTTCTTGGCTTTCTGCGATCTGATCTTGCATTTCTTTTTCAGCTTCATGGTTACCTTCCAATACAGCATTCTTTTCAAATTCTGGGTACATCGTGGTAAACTCATAGGTCTCACCTTCGATGGCTTTTTCCAAACATTCTTTGGTTGTTGGTTTACCTATCAACAGTTCCAAATGACCCCAAGCGTGTTTGAGTTCTTGATCTGCAGTGTGCTCAAAATGCTGTGCGATTTCTTCAAATCCTTCTTCACGAGCGATCCGGGCGAAGTAGCGGTACTTGATGTGAGCTTGGCTCTCACCCGCCAGCGCACTCTCTAGATTTTTAATTGTGATAGACATTGTTTCTCCTTTATGTGTGTCTGATAATAACTCTCAGTGTTTCTACTGATAAGTTATTGTAATAGTATTTAACAATAAGATCTACCATTTCTATTGATTTTTTCAATAATTATTTTAATAAGGCCTATAGATTTTTTCAATAACAAAAAACCCGCCGAAGCGGGTTCATTGTATCACAAAGGTTAAATTAGAAACCACGTGTATAGATTAAATTTACACTGTGACTTTGGCTGTCGCCGTACTGCTTGTCATAACGTAGACCAAGTTGATCTTTTGGTGTTAGATCATATGCCAATGTAGCACGAGCAGTATTGGTTTTATCAGCGATAGAGCTATCAAATGCTGTACGATAGCGATAACCTAGTTTTGCTGAAACTCCAGATCCCAATGCGGCTGTGATACCTGGCTCAACTGAGTAGTAGCCAAAATCTGTAGAGCCTGTAAACTTGTTACCAACAGCTACGCGAGTATAGAGGCCAATCATACCAGCTGGCTGGCTGTAAGTACTACCTACTTCAGCACGAGTGCTGAGACTGTCTGTAGGGCTTACATATTGCGTCACGCCTAGGTCGGCTGTGATATTTTTAGTTACTGACTCTTTGATAGTGATGCCATAATTGTGGCTGTCAGCCGCACCATTGTCTCCACTTTGGAATTGGTCTTCTAATGATACTGACGCCGCGTTTACTGTGCCTATAAATGCCAGTGAGGCTAAAATTGCAATAATTTTCTTCATGATTTGATTTCCTTTTTGTTATGATACATCTTTTAGATTAAGATATATTCTATATTATATATCCTATATGAGATTACACCTATGAAAAAGCGGCCATAATAGCCGCTTTTTGGTGGTTTCTGTTACGAGGTATTTCCTACCCTAGGCAGTGTTTAGGCTGCCAATGCGAACTGTTCGTCGTTGGCGTTTACGTTATTTGTGTCTTCGGCCGAGTTCCCCCAACCCTAACGGCTTCTACATTGCCGGACTGTCCATTTCATTACTCTTGACCCTGTCGAAAACCAAATTCATCCCCACCTAAATATACCTCGATACACTTAGGTGGAGATGGCGAGATTCGAACTCGCGTCCAAGACCCGTTTCAATCCACTTCATACAATCATATAAGTATTTATTGTATAGTATGTCGAAACCATTGTCAAGAGTTTTTACTCGGTTTCGACTAAATAATATTATGCTACATAAACATCACATCGTTCCAAAGTACCTAGGCGGGTCAGACGATCCTTCTAATCTAGTTGAACTAACTATAGAGCAACACGCCGAGGCACACCGACTACTATATGAACAACACGGCAACTGGCAGGACTATGTTGCCTGGCAAGGATTGGCTAAACTTGATGCTAATTTTGATGCCGCAAAACAGTCTATGATAGAGGGAGGCCGTAAAGGTGCGGCAAAATCTAATCTTCGCTGGAAAGATCCAGAACAAAGAGCTAGGGCTAGTAAGAAGATGAAAGAAGTAAGGGCAGGTAAGGGCAAGAAAACTTGGAACGGTAAACTATACGAGATTACACACCCAGATGGTACTACTGAAACAGTTGAAGGATTACGCCAATGGTGTTTAGACCGAGGCTATAATCCTAACAACTTTGGAAACGCTTGTTTAAGAGGTAGTGTCACAAATGGTGGGTTTATGGTAAAACAGGCTTAGTCGAACCCGCGTCCAGAATTCTTTCGTTTTGAAGGATGTACAACAATTCTTTTATTGATTCCAATATTTAGGAACACCATATACTTCTACAACAACTCTGCGATTCTCACTGCGACCTTCAGCTGTTTTATTTGTAGCCACTGGCTCTCTTTCGCCTTTAGTGTCTGTGTATATACGACCTGCTTCTAAACCTCGACTGATCAAATATTTCTTTACAGCTTCTGCACGACGCTGACCTAACTGTAAATTATAACTGTCTGTGCCAACCCTGTCAGTATGACCTACAGCAATCGCAATTTCTACTGTCATGGTATTCAATTGGACTACCAATCTGTCTAATTCTAGTTTGCCGGCCGGCTTGATAACCGAACGATCAAAATCAAATAATGTCTTGGCCAAATAGGTTATTTTAACTGCCTCGACCATTTTAGGCTGTGTTGGGGTTGCCTTTGATCTTTTCACTGGCTCTGTAGGTTGCAGTGCACCATCACATCTTGGATCAGCAGTGGCCGGTGTCCATGAGCTATCGCTCCAGCATAGGCCGGTTGAATTGGTCACAGGGGTACCTTGGCTGGTCCAATTGTCATTGACCATAGGTTCTGGTAAGAGATTGGCCTGTGCCACACCTGCGACCGCTAATAATGCGAATAATAACGACTTCATAATTTCCTCAAAATTTAATTATAACCCCTGATGACGTTGTTGTCAATCTTGGGATTACCTCTTGCTAATTCTCGTTCAACAACCTTTTTCTTTTCCTGTTCTTTGCGTTCTTTTTCAGTCTGCACAGGCTGTTTCGCAGGTTGTTGTTTTTCTATCAATTTGGTACCAGTACCGGCCTCTGTTGATTTGTCGCTGGATCTGTCATCAACTGCCAATGATATCCCACAGGAGGTTCCTGCACGATCTGAGGTTGCTGGATATATACAGGAGGTTGCTGTATGATCACAGGAGCAGGTTCGTAGTAATGAGGACGGCTTAATTCATAGCCAACAACTCCGCCTATCAGTGCTGGTGCTATCCAACCTCCACCCCAACAACATCTACCACCTCTCCAATGCGCTTCTGCTGTGCTAACTGTTGCCAACAATACTAATGCCAATATGATCTTTTTCATAGGATTTCTCCAAAAGTTAAAAAATTGACGGAATCCTAGGGCCCGATATGTCTCCGCCTAACCACTCTGTGCCTCTCACACAAGCAAGTAGCTATGCTACTTTACCCCTACGGATAATATATTTATTATACTATCGAATCAAAATACTCGCAACCTATGACCTGCTTGGTCTCCAAATTCCTGCTAGGGTGCCGTCACCATTTCCTCTGTAACCACTGGGCCACATTATAGATACAGTGCTACGAGAAGGATTATTTCCCCTACCTCCTTGATTACCACCAACAAAGGTCAATGCACCATTTTTATTAGTATAAACTAAATTCACATGTCCAAAATTCCAAAGAGCTATGTCACCCGGTTGTGCATCAGCACTGGATACTTTACTAGCACTCCATTTTCCTGGATTATTTCTTATAGCCCAACTGCTGGCTTCTGGACACCATTTGTATCCATTCTGTTTCAACGCAAAATTTACAAACCCCATACACCATGCAGTTTGATCATTGTTTGCGTAGGCTGCGATGCCTATGGATTTCCAAATATTGATGATATTGGGGTTGCCGGGATTTACCGGAGCCGCAGGTACAGGGGGACTGCGTCTAGTCCATTGGCCCTGTTCAGCTTCTTGTAACCTAGCGGCCAGCCAGCTGACTATGTTATCCGATACCGCAGGATCAACAGTGCCTGGAACCGTGGTTATTTCGGTTGTAGGAGTTCCTTGATAGCCTTGTTCTGGACCACCGTTGTCTACTGCTGTAGCAGGCAATGATTGAGGCTGTAGGCTAGCCAACTCTGTGATAGCCGCTTGATTAAGATCCACTTTCGATATCTGAGGTGCCGCTATGTCCACCGCAAAGGCAGAGCTACTCGGCCCTGCCTGAGCATATAAAACTACAGGAACTCCGTTGATGAACACATTAGGTGATTGATACAGATCATCTACGGCAGGGCTATTACTGTTACGCTGTTGCCCATAGTTATTGATCCAAGGTTTAGTAGCCATCTATTAAGTTCCAGATGATACGCCAGCGGCAGCCGCGACATTTCGGGCTGTGGTTTCTGCACTTTTAACAGCCGGAGTGATGATAGCACTGGCCTGTGCCTTCACATTAGCAATGATCTGATCAACTCCCAATGCCTGTTTAGCCCAATCTTCTGCATCTCCAAGGGTGCTGTTTATCTTGTCTTTGACGAAATTTTCTACTTTGGACACTTCTGAAATTATAGTACCTTCTTTGAGTTGTGATTTTATTTGATCAGCTACGCTAGGTAATTTTGGTAATTCTTGCCCGTTCTGTGTTAGTGTCTGGCTAACCACTTCTGTGTCAAAATTATTTTTCTTGATCACACTGGCAGCCATGGCCTGTTGAGTCACAGCGGCATCACTGACAGCACTGCTGGCATTACCTACAGCTTTCGAAACGGACAGGATAGCACCGCTAGAAGCTTTGGCAGTATCGGCAACGGCTCCTACAGCTGAGACCAGGTCAGCTAGAGTGCCCTGTATCTGTTTCAATACCACAGTTTGAGCATTGATCGCGGTAGCGATAGCGGTTAACTCAGCGCCATTGTCAATAGCTGTAAAAACGCCAGCACCACCGGTGGCCCCCATTGGGGTTTGAATTGGAACTCCCATTTTATTCTCCTAGATAATAATACTATTTAACCAGGCTGATTCCAGTGGTGTCTTCGATGTACTGTTTGCTGGCCGCCTGTTTGCTGGCCACGATGAAAAAGGTATTCTTTTTGTCTAGTGTGACCTGCTTGTCCTCGCCTAGGAACACCCAGGGAATTAGTCCTAGCCCCGATCCACTCATGGTTATGGCCAACGGTCTACTGATCACTATGGTATCTACAGTTTCTGATTCGAAACGGGCGATTATCTCATCGCCATTTAATAGTTTGATACTTACTACATCTCCTTGGGAGAATCCTTTGTTGATTAACATATTGTCCTTATTTGTCTTCTGGTTTGGGTATTTCGCACAGTGCTTCTAATGTCTTGTAATGATCGTAGGCTCTTTTGAGAGCTTCGAAGTGTTCTAGCTTCGCAGGATCTGGAACCAAGATGGCCAACCGTTCTTCCATCTTCTCCATGAATTCTTTTAGACTGCGGCCTTTGATCAGGATGTCGGCATCATCACCGTCTAAGTTGAGTTGACCAATTCCTGTATTTCCAATATGATTAGAAAATGGCATACCAGTAGTGGTCCAAACGGGATTGGTGTTGTTGGTGTTTATGATGTTAGCACCGTTGTATACCGAGCTGGTGAGAGTAGGTATGGTAAAACTACTATAACTGCCTGTATTTGCTGTGATAGTTACATTGTTAGGCCAACTGAACCCACTCAGCTCACTGGTAGTCAGCTTGCTGAGATCTATGGTGTTGAGATCTACCTCAGCGTCCTCTACGATCTCTGATGGTTTGACACCTCTCAGGGCATCTTTAATGCGTTCTAATTCTGCGTTATCCATTTAGTCTAGCCCGTAATTCTGTGAATCCACCTACCAGTTCTCCATCTAGGAATATCTGTGGAACTGTACGTGCATTTGGCACTGCCTCTAACAACTGTTCTTTAGTCCAATCTGTACTGACATTTCTTTCTTCGAACTCAATACCTCTAGATTTTAACAGGTTCTTGGCCTGATCACAATAGGGGCAAGCATCTTTGCTCCATACTATCGCTTTTGACATATTTCTTTCCTTTGTTTATTATATATTGTTTTTCAAAGTATATCAAATACTTTGAAAAATATTAGTGTAGTTCGCGATACTGGACATATCCAACTACTCTAATGCTATGAGGAGCACCAGCAATGTATTTACGCTTTTACGTATACGCCTATCTAAGAACAGACGGTACACCTTACTATATCGGAAAGGGTACTGGGACCAGAGCCTACTACAAGTACGGCAGACAAGTTAAACCACCTAAATCTAAAGAACTAATAGTTATTGTAGAAAATAACTTATCCGAAGTCGGAGCACTAGCTATTGAACGTAGATTAGTGAGATGGTACGGACGTAAAGACTTAGGAACGGGTATACTAGCTAACATGACGGACGGCGGAGAAGGAGCAGAAGGCAGGACATGGACTGATGAGCGTAAACAACGACATTCGGCATTATTAAAAGGTAAACCTAGCCCTAACTTAGGAAGAAAACAAACGCCTGAATGGTTAGAAAATAATAGAAAAACTAAGATAGGAAAAAATAAAGTACCAAAGCCTGTAATAGAGTGCCCACATTGTAATAAAACAGGAGGGCTACCTCAAATGCGGCAATGGCACTTTAGTAAGTGTAAATCTTATAGTTCTGGTAATTCTTCATAATCAACAGAATCGCTCATGACACCTACGACATAATTGGTCGATTCGGTCTCCTGTAGTGCTGATTGTTTCTTGTTGATGTTGACGTGTCGGTTAAACCAAGGGATAGGACTAGACTTAGGGTGTTCGCCTTGATACTTGATGCCAATCTCTTTGAGTCGGGTGAATGCTGTGTAGTCTACGAAATCTTTTAAGATAGTTTCATTAAGTCCGATAACAGGACCTAGTTTGAACAGATATTCAGCCCAGGCTTTTTCTTCTTCTATCACCTCCATGTACATCTGATAGACTTCTTCCTCACACTCTGCCTTGGCGGCAACGAAACGTTCATCATCTTTGATCACATTGTTGATCAACCAAGCGGTCCAATCTGCGTGTAAGATCTCATCTTGTAGGATCAGTGATATGATGTTGCCATTGCCGATATAGATCTTGTTCTCCACCATAGCCAATGACGTTGCGAAGGATACCATGAAACGAAATGCTTCTAGAGCATAGCTGGCGTTGAGTGCCAACCAGATAGATTTAATGTGATGTGCTTCGCTGACATTTGTGTCGCCTAGTTCTTTGGCACAGTTGATGGCATGTAGCTGATCATAATACTTGCCGATGTTGGCGGCCATGTCTACGATCTCTTTGGTATAGTGTATCTTGTTAAATTCATCTTTAGGCACACCATAGACATTACGTATGATGTGACTGTAGCTCTTTGAGTGTATGTTTGTTTCAAAGAAGCTCCAATTTGAAACCAATGCTTCTAATTCTGGGATACTGATAACTGGCGAGAATACCTGTGCTGGAGCACGGCCCTGTATACTATCCAATGCTGTCTGGCGCAGTAGATTACTAGTAAAGATATGCTTTACAGCATCAGATGAGTCCTTGTGGTCGATCTTGTCTTTGGTAAGGCTGATTTCTTCTGGAACCCAAAAGAATCCACGGGCTAAGGTTTCAAAGGCCTGAATCTTAGGATATTTAACCTCTTCAAACCTCTGTACAGTTACAGGGCCTTCTGGGTCTAAGAACATCTTCCTTTTCAAATAATTTGTTTTTTTTGAGATGTCGTATTGTGCTTTACTCATAATGTGTTTTCCTATGATTTTCGATATTTGCTTTAGTTATCAACCTTCCGCAAACTTCACACGGAGTTCTGGGACGTTGTAATGCCGCTACTGATATATTGTGTGCGTGTTCTTTAGATTTTGTTTTTCTCATTTTTTCTTTAGTTTCTTCGGACTTTTTAATGCCTTTAGTTTTTTCTCTAATCAGTTCTTTTACAGAAACAGGAGTTGGAATACCTTTATTCCAACTTGGAATTCCTCTTGGAATTTTCTTTCCTTTATTCCAGGGAAGCCTGCCTTTCATTTTTAATTTCGAATCTTCGGTATGACTTTTACCTGCCATACTGAATATTTTTTGATCCTTCTCTTTATCAATGTAATACTTGTTTAGACATAGCGGATCATTGATATGTTGTTTTATATAGTCTTGTTCTGCCCAATATGCTTCTTCTACATCTAGATCTTCATAAATTATTTTTACTTCAAAGGTATCATCTTGTTCTCGTAATTCTTTTATTTTAACAGAAGATGTAAAGTATGTCTTCCATAAATCGTCAATCGGACGCCTATTTTCATTTATATGTGCAGATCGAAATCCGTAATAAAACTTGCCTGTTGGTATATGCCTAATATAATAGACATAGGCTGGGATAGTATGTAAATACATTTGCTGTAACTCCTCACAGTTATAGAGCCGGTGGATATTATCAGTATCGCGATCGGCACCTGTATTTATCATACCCTAGAGCTTGCAGGCCTCGCAATTTTCGTCGTCTTCGTATATTGTAACAGGTTCAACACTTACTAAACTATCAGTTTGAGTAGTTAATACATTTTTAGAACCAACCTTGTTTATAAGTGAGTAATAAATTGTCTTCAGACCCCATTTATAGGCCAGCATCAAATTCTTAGCGATTAGAGTTCCCGGAACTTTACCACCTGCAAAATGCGCCGGCGAATAGAATGTATTAGTACTTATACTCTGATCGATATAGGCAGCCAACACAGCGGCTGTCTTGAGATAGTCTACACAATCTGTCTGTTCCCACATGAGCTGATAGCGATTCTTCAGTCGGCGATACTCTGGCACTACCTGGACGAATGATCCTGCTTTAGATTCTTTCACAGATATCATCTCCATTGGCATCTCGATACCATTAGTAGAGTTTAGAACAACTGAGCTGGATTCTACAGGAGCCACGGCCATGAGTGTGGCATTACGGATACCATACTGCTTCATACGCTCACGCAGAGGTTCCCAATCCATCACTGGTGTGAAGTCTGCGAGTTCGTCAACACCGGCAGAGCGGCGTTCCCAGGGGAATACTCCCTTACCATAATAAGTGTATTCGCTACGCTTACAGGCCCCTCTTTCTTGGGCAAGTTCTACACTCATCTCGGTAAGGAAGTAGGCCTGGTGTTCCATCCAACGCTTGACTTCGGCGAGTGCTTCGGATGTTCCATATTTGAAACTACGCTTGGCGTGCCAATAGGCTAGATTGGTAATACCCACTCCTAGTGGTTCGAAGTCTTCATTGGCCAGCTTGCTCTGTACTGACAAGAAGTCTTGATATTGCAGTAGATTACTAAGACTGCGTACCAACACACGGCAGGCCTTGCGCATCTGCTGTGGATTATTGAAAGCACCCCAGTTGATAGATCCCAGTGTACATAACGCTATGCGTCCCGCCGGATCTTCAATACGTTGGAAAGGTCTGGTTGGTAGTAGGATCTCTTGGCAATTATGGACCAATACGTCATTAGCAAAAAAACATTCAGTTTCTGGCACAGTAATATCATAAACATCAGTCGGTTCTACGGTAATTCTTTTTATCTTAAGCATTTATTCTTCCATTTTTGTATTCTGTATTTGTATTTAAGAAATCACTCATATCAATTTTTAATATTCGTAAATCTTTGGTTCCATCAGTTACCCAAGCATACATTTGATTCTGTATAGATGCCTTGCTTCTTTGCGAGGCACTTCGATAATAGGGATCATACACTATATTAGTATTCATTCTGTGATTATATTGAGCAACTAAGTTTTCAATTGAAGACAGATTATTCATTACCCACTTGATTGATATTTTTCTAAATTCAGTAAATTCAAGTTTAATATTTTTTGAAAAGTTTTTAACAGAAAAATGCGTATCATCTATTAATGATTTTCCAACGCATTGAAAAATACGATCCAAATGTTGGGCTGTCATTTCTTTATAATTTCCATTATTTTCTCCGACTTGGGATCGAGATTCCCAAGTTTGCTTCACTCCTTTACTATGGTGAACCCACTCCCCCGATAACACTCTTGGATGGTTTACCGGCATTGACCCAATTTTTTCTCTAGTAATGGCATCAACAACTGGCATCTTCCCAGTTCGTGCTTTTGAAATACTTGCAATCCCAATCTCGCGTAAATGAGCCATTTTATCTAGAAATTCTTTATCAACTTTGGATAATGTGCGTTGTCTAATATGACTACCCGTTGCTTTAATAAAGAAAAATTGTAATGCTGACCCGGCTGAGTATCCGTATCGTGTATCTTTTAATATCTCATATAGATAATAATGCGCCATTAGATGTTCTTGAAAAGTTAATAGTACAAGATTATCCACTGAATTAGGATTACCATCTAAGTGGCCAGCTGGACCTGTTCTTTTCCTACTCTTAAACATAAATTCTGGAACAACGTGATGTAATTCATAATACACTCCAGAACTTTTCTTTCGCTTCTCTAGTTTGGCAATATCAATAATTTCTTTATAAAGTTGTTTATACATAATTAGTCTCTGTAATACTATTTATGTTAGTAATCAACTTTCTACACATAACACGTCTGTTTCTAATAACTCGCTGGCTTTAACATATCCACGATTCTTTGTATATATTTGGTGATCAGGTGTACATCTAATAATTTTACCCGATTCATCTTCAATTTCGATTAATTCTGTTACTGTAGCGGTTTTGGCCGCGTCACTTACCGTATTCCAAGTAACAGCGCCTGTTGAAATATCCGAACTTCTAACTTTAACACCGGTCATTGCTCCAAATTCATATAGTTCAACAAAGCTGGCAAGAGATATTGATTGAACAGTATCATCTGTATTCATGATTTGAATCGTGGTATCGCCAGTTAAACACAGGTTACTCTGATAGATTGGATCAGTTGCGGTATCAAAAGGTCCTTGATTGATCACATTGTCGATATTGACCAGATAGATACGTCCCGTATCAGTACGTTCTTTCAAGATGCCATTCTTGAACATTTCTTCAGCTGACAACACCTTCTTATGTATGTCTGTGCGTGTTTCATATTCTAGATACAACTGCTCGAAATCCTGGCTGTCTCTATAGTAGGCTTCGTACAGGTCTGGAACTTCGTGTGGATCAAACAGAGTTATGTCCTGGCCCAGTCGATAGCGATTCCAGAACATCTTGTTGACTACCACTGAGTAGTCCATCTGGCGGACACGTGTCTCTTCGGTGCCTTGATTGTTTTTCAGCACGATAAGGTCTTCAAACTGAGCATGCCATATAGGAAACGTTACTGTGCATGATGCATTACGGATACCACCTTGTGAGCATGAACGAAGATCGGCAAACCATTTCTTTAAGAATGGTATCATACCTGTGTGCTTGATCTCTCCATTGCGTATAGGGGCGCCGAGAGGACGTATACGGCCAATCTCTAGTCCTATGCCAGCACGTTTGCTAGCATACTTGGCCATCATTTCTCCTGCGGCAAATATAGAATCCAACGTGTCATCTGAGCTGATAAGTACGCAACTTGAAAACTGCTTAGTGGTAGTGCCCAACCCAGCCAATACTGGTGTTGCAAGAGTAAAGTGTCCATCTGAGGCACACTCGTAATATTCTTTAACATATTTTAATCTCCGATCTTTTGGTTCAGCATGGAAGGCTGTGGCGGCTGCCACAGCATAACGTACCTGTGGTGTTTCGTAGATCTGTCCCGTGGCACGATTCTGCACCAGATACTTCTCTGCTAATTGTGCTATAGCGGCATAGGTATATTCTTCGTCCTTGGTATGATCTATGAACAAGTCGATGATGTTCCACTCATCTTCTGTGTACCAATCTAATAGTTCTGCTGTATACATACCTGCTGACACATTGGTCTTGATGATGTCATACAACTTGGGAGGATCATACTCGCCGTAGACTTCTTTGCGTAACATACTCACACGTTGACGCCCAGCCACATACTGATAGTTTACATTGTTGATTTCTGGATTTTCTGTTTCGTCTATGAGGTCCACCATGGCCTTGAGCAAGAGCTCGTCTATGGTTTTAGTGCTCATGCCATCATGTAGTTCTATCTGGGCCTTGATTTCGATCATACTGGGGCTCACTCCATCAATGCCCTTACAATCGTGTGCTACCTGTCTCTGTATTTTGCTGATGTCGAGTGGTACTCGTTCACCATTACGTTTTACAACTGTAATCATCTGACGCCTTATCTGTTTAAGTATTGCTGAAAATATATTGCTGGAATTGATATTTACCTTGGAACTTTCAGTTCGGTAAGATTTTCTATTAAAAATGAA